CCCACACGCAGAAGCCAGTTTCAGACGGCCTTTGTTTATTACCGAATCTTTAGTTGTTGTACGACGTGAAGGAATAGGTCGAAGTTTCGCCCGAAGCCAACACCGCCGTGCCTTTGAATTCCGCCGTATTAAAGTCGTCGCCGAACCAGTCGATACTGCCGTCCGCCGCCAGTACGGCATGGGGGATATGCAGGATGCCGGTCTCGCCGGTAACGCGGTTGCGGCCGTCGACGTAGATTTCCAAGTCCAATTTAGACAAGGTCGCGGCAGAGACTTTATAGCCGCCGGAATCTCGGGTTTTGTAGTCGACGGTGATGTTTTCGCCTTCGTTGACGGTATCTGCGACCGGCAGGATGGTAATCATGCCCAAGGTGGCATTAATGTCCAAATGCTTGGCATCAACATTGGCGTTTGACTTGTTTTTGACTTTGACGGTAGCCGGGTCGATGTTGCCGTTTGCCAGCTTGTACGCCATGCCTTTTTTGCCGATGGTCACGGTCTCGCCGGTAACGGTCTCCGCCGCAGCCGCGATGACGGCGGCTTCGCCCATCAAAGCCAATGCCAAATTGTCTTTATCGAAAGTATCGAGCTTCAGACCGATTTCGGTAGGCTTGACGGTTTTCAGGCTGTCCAGTGCGCTGCCATAAGTGCCTTTTTGCTTGGACACGCGCTCTTTGGTTTCCACGCTGGTCTGCGTGGTCAGGGCGGTGGTGTTGCCGATGTCGATAAAGCCTGAGCCTTTTTGATTGAGGTTGCGTACCTTGACGTCGCCCTCAAAGATTAAGCCGTGGTCGTTTTGTTTTGCCATGTGGCAGCTCCTTTAGTTTGCCGCCTGCACGGTATCGCAGGCGAATGAAATGGGGTAAAAAGCAAAGCCATCGTTGTATTCTATGGATGGCGAGGCGATGCGGCGGAAAGGGGTAACGGCATATTCGTCGCCCGCGTCCCAGCCTGAAAACGCCCGTTGGATTGCCGTCAAGGTCTCGCCGACCTCGTACAGCGTGGATTTGCCGTTGGCGGTATAGCTTCGCGCCAAAACAAAGGTAAAGTGCAGCGTCGATTTGAGGAATTTGCCGTTTTTCGCTTCGTCGGCAAAGGTCGAGCCGCCGTAAACGACATAGACCGCGCCGTCCAGCGGGGCGGCTTTGCGTTTCACCGCGCCTTGGGCGAGCAGCTCGGCAAGTTCGCCAATCTCCTTGACCGCCTTAATGCCTTTGACGGTTTTCAGACGACCTAGGATTTCAGGATAGACCGCCAATAAGTTTTCATGCTGTTTCAAAGCCATATCAGACAATCAATCCTTCCAGCCAATCGGACATTAAATCGTCAATGTCCTGATAATCTTGCGAAGACAAGCCCAAAAACGGACGCGCCGGCATGGTTTTCGTGCCTTCCTGCACATAAACCGAGTAGCCCATTACCGAGCCGGTAATCACACTTTTTGCCGATGCCTCGTGCGTAATGCTTGCCAAGAGGTTGCCGTGGTCCACCAAAATCCCGCCGCGTCCATTTTTGGCTTGTGCCGTAGCGGGGCTGACATCCTGCCAGCGTTTGCCGTCAGGCGCGGTTTTGGTTTCGGCGATACGACGGCGGGTCGAAGATTCGAGGATGCCGCCGATAGCGCGCAAAGGCTCTTCAAGGCTGCCGTTCAACCTGCCCGACAGGCGGTTCAGACTTTGGGCGATGCGCGATAAGTCGTGTGATACCGTAATCCGCATTGCCTACTCCTTCAGCCATTCCCGCAAATCGGGTTCGGCATTCACATAAACGGCACACGTTGATGGTCTGCGGTCATCCGATACGCGGCTTTCGTCCAGCATATTCGGATTTTTGACGACCATCTTCAGCCAAGCGATTGCCGACTGATAACGCTCTTCGACAATACCTGTTACCGCATCGTCGTAGAGGTAGTAGCGGGCGATGTCGCAGACTTTGATTTTCAAAACCTGTGGTGCAGTGTCGTTGGTAAAAAACAGTTTCGCCGCCCGAAGGTAGCTTGCCGCTTCTTCTTCCGCATCGGCAATTGCCGCCGCCATCACCGCTTCGTCTATGGTTTCGTAGTTTTCATGGTTCGAGCGTTCCGCCATTTCCTGCTCGCCGAAACGCGTAATCATGTCTTGGATGGTGATCATGCCGTCCTCCGTTTTCAGACGACCTTTAAAACTGCCTTAAAGGCCGTCTGAAATCCGTTTAAGACATGGTCAGCGTTGCCAACAACTCGGGGCGCAGCGCAATCGGCAATGGATTGGATTGCATATGCAGGCTCCAGCCTTTGTCGTGCTGCAACTTCTCGCGGCTGGCGTAATACGGCAGGGCGCGGGTGTTGACGGTCGCGTTCATGTCGGCAGGTGCGAAATACTCTTTGTAGAGATTGCGGCCGACCGGCAGCAGAATGGCTTTGTCCGCACCGATGTCGGCGTCGCTGCCGAAATGGTTTGCGTATTCGATAAAGCGGATGCCTTTGTGGACAAACTCGGTCGGATTGAGCGTATCGCCTTCGCGGTAGGCGCGTGCTTCGTCAAAGCGTTTGTACACTTCAAAGATAGACTTATGCTCTTTGAGCGCACTTAAAAACTCCATGCCGCAATAGACAACCCAGCCGCGCACTTGCGCACCGTTGAATTTTTGGCGTTGTTCGGACAAGAGCTTGTCCAATACCGCGCCGACTTTGGTCGTGTCTTTCGACAATTCGATGTCTTGTGTTTTGCGCTGCACTTTGAAATCGGTATTGATGTCCAAAATCACGCTGCCGTCCGCATCCAAAATCTTGCCTTGCAACGCGCCGAGCATCAGGTGCTCACGGGTGTATTCAAGGTCGGATTTGCCGCCGGCCAGCTTTTCGTTGACCTTGTCCATGACGGTCGCGGCTTGGGTCGTGCCGAAAGCACGCAGGTTCTGCACGTCGTCCGCACGGATGACGTCATGAATCGGCAGGTGCGGGATTTTGACGGTACGCACGGTGCGTTTCGGACTTTCGACCGCCTGGCCGGCCGTACCGCGCTCTTTGCTGGCTACCAAGTGGACTTTGCCGTCTTGGAACTCAATGTCGGCGTAGGTGGTGGTCAGATATTCGGGTTCGAAAATACCCAGTTCGCGGATTTGGCTTGCGCCCGGGTCGATTTTGTTGACGGCGGTGGTCAAAGCCTGCACGCCAAATTTGCTGTTGTCAGATAAAGGCATATTTTTTCCTTATGGTTACAGGCTGTCGCCACTCGAATTGACAGCACGGTTAACAAAATAAACGATGCCGTATGGATCGCCGTCTTTATTCAGCTACTCAATCACATTGCTTGATAATTTCGATGCACCTGCACGAATTTCAGCGTCTGAGCATTGATTCAGATTGATGATGCAATTGTGCGGCTGTACGATGACTTTACCGTCGGCTTCATCTGTCAATGCCAGCAGCTTGCCCCCGTTACGGAAAGTCCAACTAACAAATGTACCGGCTTTTGTGCCTTGCGGAGCATCAATCGCCACACGCGTTAACGGCGTCGCTTCATATTTCAAAAAATCGGAAATAGCAGGGCCGAGGATTTCGGTTTTGGCTTTAGACATAAGAGCCTCCCAATAAGCCTTTGTGGCTGGCGACGGAGAACTTGCCCTCCGCCTCGCCGGTGTGTTCGGATTCGTCTTTGCCTGCGCCTTCGCTCAACAGTGCGGGTGGTACGGCAGACTGGGTGGCTTTCGGCTTCAGATCGGCAATCATGGCTTCTGCCGCTTCAATGTCGGCAGACAAAAGCACGGTCATGGTTGCGTCGGACAAGCCTTCAAACTTGCCGTTTTCGCCTTCCTTAAAGCCGGCGGCGGACAATTTCGCCTTGACTTGGTTTTTCTTGGCAGCCGCTTCGGCTTCTTTCAGCTTTTTCTCGGCTTCGGCTTTTTCAGCCTTGAGCGTATCGACTTCCGCTTTCAGGTCGTCAAACGCTTTCTTTTCTTCGGGTGTCATAGATAACTCCAAAGGTTGTTTAAAAATATCCGGCAAGGGACTGCCGTCCGACAACACCACCGCCTCCGTCTCGCCATCTACACCGACGGCGGTAAACGACACCTCGCGTATCGCACAACGGCGCAGGATGACGGCCGGCCCGGTTACCTCGTTGCCGTTGGCGGACAATACTGCCCCCGCCCCCCGTCACGCGCACGAAC